CGTCTTCGAGATCCCCTTTAGCTCTAGTAAGTTCGTCACTTCTCACCCCTTGGGTACCAGTAACTTCTCTGTTTCTGGAGTTTGCTTCCCCGGCTATCGTTAACGCTAACGGAAACGCATCCAGGGAAACGCCCTCTTCGGCGTCCCTTTAAGAGTAAGGCATCACAGGTGCGCGCGCCAGCCAAATCGGCGAACGCGTAACCAAATCGTAATAGACTTCCGCAGCTACAAGTCTGACATTTCCGCACTATTTCGCAGGTTCTCTAGGATGGTTTGCGCGACAGTGTCGAGCCAGTCCTGATCGACGAGGCAGGCGCTGAGCGCAAGTTTTCCGCGAGCCGGATCGTGACGCATCCCCTCCTGCTCCCAGTGAGACAAACCGTCCCCTCGCACAGTTGTTGGAAAAGTTCCGTGAACGTTCACGACGCGCCACCACGGGACGCTACCGCCCCAATCGTGCATGATCCGCCCCACGACGCGCGGTCCGGTGCCAACCGCACGGGCGATCATGCCGTACGTGGCTGCATGCCCGGCCGGAATTGACTCCACGACGCGCAGGACCGCTTCGACCAGTTCTTCTCGCACAGCTCCATTCCTTTTCGATTCTCAGGTTGCTATTCAATCCGCAGGCCTCCTCACCACCCACGCACGCCAGGCGCCTGCGTCCTCACCACACGTGCACGCGCCCGCCAGCGGCCCGCATCCTCACCCCCCTCGTCCGCGCACGTCAGCCGCCCCACACCCGCGCACGCGCACGCCAGCCGCCCCACACCCACGCCAGCCGCCCACATCCTCACCACACGCGCACACCAGCCGCGCACACGCACGCCAGCCGGAGCCCACCCCGCACGCGGATAGGTTATCGACATCCGGATAGGTTATGAACATCCGGATAGGTTATTAAGCTATCCACATCCTCATAACCTATCCACATGCGAGCCACGCCCTCGCAACCCGCGCCCGCAGCCTCGCCCCTTCGCCCGAGCACGCCAGCTCCGACGTCCACACCCTCGCCACCCGCGCCAGCAGCCTCACCCGCTCGTCCGTGCACGCCAGCTCCGACGTCCACACCCTCGCCACCCGCGCCCGTGCACGCCAGCCAGCGCCACCCCGCACGCGTATAGGTTATCGACATCCGGATAGGTTATGAACATCCGGATAGGTTATGAACATCCGGATAGGTTATTAAGCTATCCACATCCTCATAACCTATCCACATGAGCGTAACCTATCCACATGCGAGCCACGTCCTCGCAACCCGCACGTGCCAGCCCGGTGCAAGCCAGGCACCTGCGCACGTCGACGCCAGCACACGCCGACAACGCCCGTGCCAGCCAGGCACCCCACCCTCACCACCCGCGCACGCGCACGCTCATGCCAGCGTGCAAGCCACAGCACTGCACACCGATCCCAACTCTCCCCTACGAATGCAAGCGAGCCCGTGATAGATTTGATGCGGAGCGGGAATCCCCCCTGGGCTAGTCGTGGAATAATCGACCGTCGGAAGGCCCGGGCAATGGGCCCCGCTCCCCACTTTTCCCTTCATTTCCCGCGTCGGTGTTCTCGCGCGACAGGAGGGATATAGGACATTTCGTGCTGGCGTGTTGCCACCTGCCCCACTGGACGTCAGGTTGCCGCGTGACCTGGCAGCCCGTTCGGCGTCCGCGTCACGTGAGAGCGGGGTATTGATCATGCCTTGGCAGCGGGCGCATCCGAACCGGGACGTGCGAGACAAGACCCGCCAAGAAACGCCAGCAGGGCCGATGATGAGAGGGAGCGGACATCGCGGCACCTTGATAATAATTCGAGTGAGAAATAGAGGGCTTTCCCGAAGGATCACACGGTAACCGCACCTATGACGAGCAACAGGCCGATCACCTGGAGCTGACGCCCCACGCGGAATGAGCCCTCCCTATAGCCCCACCGTTGCAGCTAGGGACTGATCGGACATCACGGTTCTGACCCGGGCATTGCGCCCCCGGTCGGCGAGCTTGCGCATTATAAGAAAAGGGTGGCCCACCTGCCCGGGGATCACTCCCTGGTGGGCTGGCTGCCACCCTCTCGAGCATCGTATCACTACTGGGGATATAGGACAAGGCGTGTTGGTCGCGGCTCGGTCCCAGACATCGTCGAGGGAGGATGCCTGCGCTCGAACGCCCGCGCCGCAGCGCTTCAAACAGGATGCGCTCCATCGGAAGGAATACACCTGATCGGGAGCGTTCAACCCGTTTGGGGGCATTCGACCCGTGAGGGAAGATTCCACCTGATCGAGAGTATTGCGCCCGATCAGAACGGGTTGGATGATCACCGATGGGGTGTTTCGCCCCATCGGACACAAGCCCCGTCGCGGAGCTGGTCGATCGTGCCGCTGCCCCGGTTCTGTCGGCGACGCCCGACAGGCGTTCATCGGCGCCCCGCCGGGCAGCCCTGCATTGGTGAAGGAGCACGACGCCAGTGAGGGCGCATGACGCCGGGGTTAATGGTGGGGGTTTTGCACCATTAGAAGCATCCTGCCGGCGTGTCGCCGGCGTGTCGTGGCTCTATTGGTGCAATTTCCCCCGTTTGGTGGCGCCCTCGACATGGGCCAAGCTCAACCGTGTACCTCTCACAGCGCAATTCCCCCGTTTGGTGGCGCCCTCGACATGGGCCGAGCTCGACCATGCGCCTCTCATGGTGCAATTCCCCCCGTTTGGTGGCGCCCTCGACGTGGGCCAAGCTCAACCGTGCACCTCTCACAGCGCAAGTCCCCCCGTTTGGTAGCGGTGATGTCGAGGTTCAGGGCGTTGAGGTCGCGGTTCAGGGTGGTGAGGTCGCGGTTCGAGGTGGCGTGGCGCCCAAAGTGCCGACCACCTCGGCGACAAACGCCAACAATGGGCCGTCGCGGGCGAGGTGGTCTGCGATCTGGGCACAACGGCGCCTGGCCTCGCGTGGAGCTCGCAAGGAACCGCTGAATATGCGCGTTAACGCCTTTGATACGCACGTCAACCTCTCGAAATGCGCGTGGGCGGCGCTGCCCACGCGCAAGTCATCGGGCCCACGTGCGAGGTGTCGGGCCCACGTGCGAGTCAGCGGGCCCGCGTGCGCGCGGGTGCACTCCTCCCCTGCACCAGTTCAGGGACAAACGAAAAGCCCCGAGCTTGTGAGGGCTCGGGGCGTCTGCTCCTGCGACTGGATTCGAACCAGTAACCGTCCGGTTATCGGCTTGGTCACAATGTTACCTTTTTGTTTCCATCGCATCCTAGCTGGGATAACGCCGACGATCTTCCTTCCATCGCCTAGATTACGGCATCTTTCCGGTGGACACGCTCGCACCGTCGCGAGACAGTGAATCAGCCACCAACACTTACCCCGCAAGGGTCGCAACAGGGGGCCTGCTCATTCCCCCTCCCGCGAGCGCGGGGTGCTGCGAGAGAACTAGGACACACAGATGACACCCCTCTGGGACTGGGACACGGCCGTCGCAGATTGGACTACCGCGATGCAAGCTGCGGGCCGTTCACCCCGGACGATTCGCCTCTACTCCTGCCACCTTCGCAAGGTCATCCGCGAATGCCCCGATGGCCCGGCCTCCGTGACCTCGACTGATCTGCGGTTCGTGCTCTCCGCGGGCTCGTGGAAGCCTGAGACGCGCAAGAGCGTGCGTGGTTCTGTCACGGCGTTCTTTCGTTGGGCTCATGGAGCGGGTTTCATCCCCACCGACCCTGCGCGGGGTCTGGCGGCCGTGCGCGTTCCCGCCGGCGTCGCTCGGCCCGTCCCTGACGACGTGCTCCACGACGCGCTCGCACGGGCTGATGAGCGCGACCGCACGATGATCCTCCTCGGCGCTTATGCGGGGCTGCGCTGCATGGAGATCGCGCGCGTCCACTCCCGCGACTGGGACGGGACCGGCCTGTACGTGACGGGCAAAGGCGGGAAGACCCGATATGTTCCGATTATCCGCATGGACCTGCGCCGCGCCCTGACCGCCTGCCACGGCTACCTGTTCCCAGGGCAAGACGGCGGGCACCTGTCCGCTGGGTACGTCTCGAAGCGGCTCGCGCGGGCACTCCCTGCTGGCTGGACCGGGCACACCCTGCGGCACCGCTGCGGAACCGCCATGTATGCAGGTACCCGTGACCTCCTGGCCGTCGGGGCCGTCCTCGGACACGCGAGGCCCGAGACGACCAGACGCTACGTGCGCCTGCCTCCGGATGCACTCATTAGCGCCGTGAAAGCCGCCGCATAAACAAGAAGGCAGCCCCGCTACCCAAATTGAGGGTGCGGGGCTGCCTTCTTGTTCTACGGATGGACGAGGGATGGATATGAGGCCATCAGCCCCGTCGCTCCCTTCGCGAGCGCTTGGCGCGCCTGCGAGTCATTGACGATGATGTGCGCGATCGTCGGCTTGCCTGATGCGTTCAGGCGATTCCAGACGTCCGCGCCGGCGCTCCACTCCATCCCGATCACATCCCACTGAGAGAGGTCCGAGGTCGCGACCTCGCTCGGGTAGAGCATCGCCATGACCTTGTAGCCACGGGCCTTCGCGCGCTTCGCTCCGGTCCCCTTCGCGAACACCTTCCACAAGACCCTGCGCTCCGGATGGCCACCAAACGTCGTGTCCAAGTAATCGAATAGCTGCTCTTCGGCCGCCAGGTCGCCCGGATTGCGTTGGTCTTCCGAGGACGTGGTCTTGTGGTCGATTGCAAGCACGATGTCATCCGGCACCTGATCGATAATGTCCGTCAGCCGCATGAACCCACCCGAGGCCTGGCGGAGCGTGCGCAGCGTCGACCACGGGGTGTTCCAAATCTGGTAGTCGGTGCCCGGCACCGTCCTCGACGTCTTCCAATCGTGGATAGCGACGAACTCGCCCGAGGCGCATCGCCTCACGGACAGCTCGAGCGCTTTAAACCCGGCACGCAACGAGGCAGTGAGGCCTGCCTGCGTGAACTCTGGGAATTCGGTCCCACCCATCCGATGACTGATGTAGAACGGGCGCCGCGACAGGAAGGCCGTCACCACGTCTTCGCCTGCAGGAATCACCGGCGTCGACGGAGCACGCCTCGATAGGCTCACATCGCCACCTGCGCGCCGACGCACTCGCACGACGCCAGCCCTGTCACCGCCTGCGCGCCGGCGCTCGTAAACGACGAGGTCAGGCATGCGCGATCACCTGCACCGCAAGGCCATTGCTCCCCTGCGCGTTCGGGTAGGTGACGATCATGTCCGCCGGCTGAGAGCCCGTGCGACGCGCCAATGTCACTGTCTGATAGTTGAGACCCTCCTGCGCTGCGAAGGCGAGCTTTTCCCAGCCAGCGGAGACAGTCACCTGCTCCGAGGACTCAACTGCACTCGTCCGCTCGAATGCGAAGCCCAGCACAACGCCGGCACCCGCGAGCGCGGGAGCCGTGCAGGTCGTCGTCTCGGTCGGCGGGGCCTGGCGCTTCTTGACGTCGCCCGCCTTGATCGTGGAGGCTCCTCGGATAGAGGCGGCTGCCCAGCCGATCTCCGCGACCTGGCTCAGCGTCAGCGTGACAGTTGGCGCCCATGGGCCGGTGATGACGACGGCGCGCATCGTGCCGACCCAGTACGGGGCGACAATCTGGTCCCAGCCCTGCGGGACGGTCAGGTTCGCCGGCGTGCCCTGGGCCTTCTCGTTCAGACCAATCACAATCTTGTCTCCGGCCTTGCCATCAACCTTGATCGTCACGGTCTGGCCGACGACCTGACCGGCTGCGCTGGCGACGAGCGTCGGGCCAGCTGCGGGGGCAGGCCCGGGAGTCGGGGACGGAGCGGGGGCAGCGCCAGAGACGAGGAAGTAAAGCGTGCCGTCCGGGAGGCCCTGCGCTTCGGCCTCCGTGGAGCACACAGTGATGCCGACGCGCTTCAGGGCTTCGGCGAGCTCGGCCTTGGTGGCCAGGCCCGTGAGATCGCTCGTATGGGCGACGCCCGCCACGTCGGCCTTGGTGGCCAGGCCCGTCAGTTCGGCCTTGGTGGCCAGGCCCGTGAGATCACTCGTGCGGGCCACGCCCGCCACGTCGGACTTTGTGGCGTATCCAGCGAGGTCCGCGCGGCTCGGGAGGTCAGCGACCTGCTGGCGTGTTGCGTAGCCTGCGAGGTCGGCTCGTGTGGCAAGTGGAGCCAGGTCGGTGCGCTTGGCGTATTCGCCGAGGTCGACCTTTCCGCCTGCGGAGGCTCTGGCGAGTTCTTCCTTGGTGGCGAGTGGCTCGATGGCCTTCGCGATCGCTTTGTCCGTTCCTTGCTTCGTGTAGAGCGTGGGCTTTGCCATGGTTAGCCTCCGATTGTGATTGTGTCCCCGTCGTCAGAGACGACTCCGTTGATGGTTGCTGTGTCGCCGTCCCCGGAGACATTCACGTCTGGGGTGCCGGTCTGGGGTGCCGGGGTGGGCGTCGCCTCGCCGGAGAACACGCTGTCGAGCGTGTAGGCCATGCCGGGCTTCAGCGTGACTGTTGCTTCGCGCAGTGTCCGGCCGGGGATGCTGAGGCGCAGGTGGACCTGCGTCGGTTCCGTGATGTCGAGGGGCAGCATGATCTGTCCGCGCGGGGTCGCTGCCCGCGAGACGGGGCCGACTGCCATCATGGACGTGGTCTCCCCTGTCTTGGTCTTCAGGGTCGCCGTGATGTAGGCGAGGTGCTCAGGTGAGCCGTCGAGGCGCGTGACGTTTCCGCTCACTGTCGTTCCTCCCATTTATCTACCTTCTCCTGTAGTCTGTCGAGGCGCTCATGCAGTCTGGCGTGGGCGTCATGCGCGTGTTCGTCGATGGTGCGCTGTGAGGACTCGCGTGCTGTCCGCTCGTCGTGGAGCTCGGCGGCCATCTTGGAGCCCCGCTCGTCAATTCGTCCGACGCGCGCTTGCACGGAGCTGAGGCTCTCGCTGTGCGCGTTGAGAGTTGCCTCCATTCGGGCACCCTGATCGAGGAGGCCCGTCACCTGCTTTGACAGAGCGCCGATCTGGTCCGACACGACCCAGACAGTCTCAATCGCCTTGTCTAGGTCGTCTCTGACATTCGTATCGTGATTGTTCTTGATTTCCGCGTCCGCGCTCTTCGCCGCATCACGGGCCTCAGACGCGGTCTCCGAGATGTGAGCGAGCCGCGCGTCGAACATACGGCCGACGTACCGTAGACCCGCGACGACTGTCGCGGCGGCCGCGCCAATGATGGCAACCACCGCCGCGACAATCGCTGCGACGACCTTCGGGTCGGCAATAATGTCAATCACGCGTGCTATCCGACGTGCCCGTCAGCTCATCGAGGGGCTGACCGCCCGGAGTCGCGGCGCCCACCCAATCAAGGATGCTCGCGCCGTTAATACGGACTGCCGACAGCATTGTGTAGACCGACCAGGCGACGCCCAGGAACACGCTCATCTGCGTGACCAGCAGACGCCACGTCGCCGGGTAAGAGCCGGAGACCCACACGGCCGCAGTCGTGACAAGAGCGACCGCGACGAGGAGCACCACACGGCGGCGGCGCGTCCACCACGGCTTGTCCAGCGCAGCCTGAACCATCGGCCACACAAGGCCGACAATGACCGTCGTGATGAAGGGGTCCGATTGAAGCCCCATCAACAGCTTATCCATCTCATTCCCCCTTCTCCGCGCCCGCGAGCGCTGCGTTGATTGCCGCGTTGGTGACGGCTCCGTAGTATTCGTCGACCTCGACGCCGACCGCGCTTTGCAGCTGGCCGACCACGCGGTCGTGCGCCGAGTCCGAGTCATCGCCCCAGATGCCGTCCGGCTCCGTGCCGATGACGGACTGGACGTATTCAATGCCGAACGGGAACTGCCTGCCGCCCCAGCTGGAGGCGGCAACCACGGCGTAGATTCGCTTCGTGGTATCGGGGCCGACAACGTTATCGGCTGTCGCGCCGACTGCAGCCTGCAGGGCCGTGACGTCGGTGTAGCCCGCAGCGGTGGTCGCACCACCGTAGGACGGTCGGATGACGGCACAAACGGAGTCCCAGCCTCGGGTGCGTCGCCACACTCCGCCGCCGTTACCCTGCGAGCCCGCAGCGCCGGATGACGTGTTGAATTCGATTGTCTGCAACCAGCTACCGTAATTGGCCTCCACGATTCCGACGTGGTCGGCGATGTTATCGCCGTCCCAGTCGAAACAGACCAGGTCTCCGGGCGCGGCCTGAGTCATCGGGGACACGAGGCGTCCCTCGCGGGCGGCGGCAGCGATCCCATAAGGGACGTAGGCAAAGTCCCCTCCGGGCAGGACGGACTTGTCCTCATTGTCGGTCGCGCACCAGGACGCACCCATCGCGCAGAAAGGCACGCCGGACGTGCCGTAGTATGCGCCGTGCCGCTTGGCGTACCAGCGACCGTACTTCGACCCCTCCTCGGGGTCATCCCAGCGCGTGTACCCAATTTCGCCCGCTGCCCAGGCGAGGACGTTCTGTGCGGTCATACTCATCGCGCGTCCTCCATCTGCTCGTAGGGAATGACGATCGGGGCGACGACGTCGGGCGGCGTATCCGTCGCCGGCGTCATCGACGCCATGAGTTCCTCGATGCTCGGTTCCATATGTCTCTCCTTAGTTGGGTAGACGAAACCCCTCGGACGGGATTGTCCGAGGGGCGAGTTCAGTTGTCGGCGGTCAGTAGCCGATGGCGGTCCAGGAATATGCATGACGTCCAGGTGTCGTGACTCCCGGGAGCATCGCGCGGAATCCGTTCTTGCTCATCGAGTCGAGGCAGAATTGCTGGGCGTTCTTGAAATTCCACTGCGCCGAGCCGGTTCCATACAGCGGCGTCAAGGTGACAGACACACAGTCATTCGGGAATGGCGTCTGGAAGGTAATGGTGTCAAGATACAGATTTCCGAACTGCACCTCCGTCGCTGACGTGGCGACCTTGCCGGCCTTGACAAGGCCATTGCGCACGCCGACGCTGAGGCCGGAGCCGACCGGCACGTCGCCGACCGCCGACAGCTCCATCTGCAAATTTGACTCACCCGACCAGCGGCGCCCATCCCACACCCTCACGGCGTTAAGGTCGGTCCTCCACACGTAAACAGGCTGCGCCGCCGAGGCCACCAGGCCAGCAGCCGCGAGCGCGGACACGTACTGCGCCGCCGCCGTTTCGGAGGCACACGCCTTGTAGGAGGGAATGGACAAGGACAGGGCCAGCAGGTCCTGGCGCTGTGCGGGGGGGTTAGGAGCTGGGAGGCAATGCGCGTGATGTCGACGGTCAGGGAGGTTGCCCCCACCTGGACGGGGGCGCTGATCGTCGCGCCCATCGTGACTGGTCCGGCGTCCGAGTAGGTTGCGGGCGCGATCTGCGCTGACCATGCGGCTGACGTCGGATGCGGCCGGAGCGTCAGCGTGGCGGCCGTGATCGTGATACGTCCGAGTGCCTCGGCTTGCCGGCCGAACGTTGCGAGGCCTGTGAGGCGGTGGCCACCGGAGCTGCCCTGCCAGGCCCCGCCGCCGCCGTGCCGTGTCCAAGCGGTTCCATCCCAGGTTCCCGCCCACTGTGGAATCAACGTTGCTTCGCGCACGATCTTCGGCGGAGCTGCCAGCTCTTTCCACTGGGGAAGCGGGTTCTCGGGCTTAGGTGCGGGCCCCAGCGCGTGCAATGCTCGCCCTGTATCTGGGTCGAGCAGCACGTGCGCGGTCTCGACGCCGGTCCAGTTGACGGCCGTCGCTGAAATCTGGATCGGCGGCCCACCGTACAGACTCACGTTGAGGGCACGGCCACCCTCGATGAGGCTGACCACGCGCGCGATCGCCGTCGGTGACCTGTCGGAGCCATAACGGGGAGGCAGATCATCGGGCACCGTCGAAATCAGGTCCATCACGGGGCTGCTCACACGCTCACCTCCACATCGGTCTTCTGCGTGCCCCTGTAGGTGAGCGGCACCTCGTATGCCGAGACGGTGCCCCACATCGTCTTCGTGGATGCAGCGTCCACGGGCCGCGTCACAATCTCGACGTGCGCGTCCAGTCGGATGCGCGGGTCCGGGGCATGCTGCACGGGGACCTTGATTTTCTTCCTGACTGAGTCTGCGAGCATGGCCTCGGCTGTGCGTTTGGCCTGCTCGTAGCTCGTAATCAGCGGGGATGAAAAGAACCTTGGCACGGTGCCGTAGGGACCGTCGACGCGCATCGGTCCCGTCAGTTGATCGGCGATCGCCTGGAATGAGGGGGCGCCCTCGTCAGAGCTTTGCTGTCCCCTGGCGACCACGCGGTTGTAGACCTTGTCTCGGCTCACCGAGGCCGCCACCCCGACGACCGTGCCGTCCTCCCCATCCGAGAGGCGCAGCACCGGCCGCGAGGTGGGCGGCGTAGTCGGCGGGGACAGATACATGATTCCGTCCCCGCCCTCGCGCACTGTCGCAGGCCAGGCTTTCGCGATCTCGTAGACAGCGTCGATGCGGCTCTCGCCCCAGGACATCGAGGGGCAGGGCCTGTCGCCGAGGGCCGGATCGATGATTACGCCGATACGCGCACCGATCAGGCGGCGAAGCTCTGACGCAAGAGTGCCCGCCGGGTCGGGCGCCATTGGCTCCGTCAGCCTGTCTTCCTCGAGGCGCTGCATCAGGCTCTTTCCCGTCACTCGCACCGTGGACGGTCCCGGCTCCACCGAGGTAATAAGGAAGCGGCCTAGCTGAACCGTCCACCAGCCTGCATCGACGAGCGAGCCGACCGTCATACTCACATGGAGCACCTGCCCGTAGCAGCCGAGAGGGTGCTCTGGGTCCACGGGGTCCCAGTCTCGCCAGTCCTCCCCCTGCACAGCTCCCACACGGGGCACCGTCAGGGACAGGGTGCCCT